CTTTTGTCTCTCTCGTTTGACCCTAACCAGCCAGAACTGACGGCTACTGGCCATGACCTGCCGCGATTAGAAACTCCTGTGGCTGAGCATGCCGGGTCGTTTGGTGCTGATTTGGGGGGCTGGGCTTTAGAGGTGTTGCAAATAGATTTGATGCCTTGGCAGTTGCACACGTTGACTAATCAGTTGGTGCATGACGTTGAGCTGAACCTTTTGCACCGTAATAGTCTTACGTCGACTGCTCGGCAGAACGGTAAGACCGTTGCGCTTATGGCATTGGTTGGTTTTTGGTTGGCTGAGATGCCTAAGATACGGGGCGAACGGCAGCTGGTGTTATCTACGGCGCACAGGCTTGATTTGGCGGTAATGCTGTTTGAGGAACTAGCACCAATTTTGCAGCGTCGTTATGGGGCGACAACTATGAATACTTACGGGCGCAATCAGCTGGTTATGCCTGACGGTAGCAAATGGATAGTTAGGGCTGCTGGGCCGTCAGTTGGTCACGGCATGAGCCCAAACCTTATTGTGGCAGACGAAATTTGGGACATTTCTAGCGAGGTAATTGACGGCGGCCTTATTCCGTCACAACGCGCCAAACGCAATCCGCTGTTGTCTATGTGGTCAACCGCTGGCACGGAACGTAGTCGAGCAATGCTGAAATGGCGTGAGCAAGGCCTTAGGGCAATAGACGAAAACACGCCAACCCCGTACTACTTTGCGGAATGGTCACCGCCCCCCGACCTAGACCCAATGACCCCAGCAGCTTGGGGTTGGGGTAACCCAGCATTAAGTCACACGTTGACCCCAGAAACAATTGCAGCTGAAGCCCAAAACCCTGACCGCGCACAATTCCTACGCGCGTCAGTAAACGTTTGGGTAGCCAGCGACCAAGGCTGGCTGCAACCCGGCACATGGCCTGCCTTAGAGTGGCTCGACCCTTTACCTGCAGGCGGTGTAATTGCCATAGAAAACAGCGTTGACGAAAGCCGCTACTTTGGGCTACGGGCCGTGCCGCTACCTGACGGGCGCACTTGTGTAACCGTTGCGTTTGTTGTTGGCACATACGCCGAAATGTTGCAAGCCGCTAAGCCCTACATAGACCAGCCAAACATTACGTTTGCTGTTACTCCGTCAATAGACCTGCATTGGCCTACCGCGTTAGAACGTCGCAGGCAGGTAGTTGGCTACGGCGAAATGCTCAAATGGACAGACCCCGTAAGGCAACTAATCAGGCAGGGCATGGTCGTACACAGCGGCGAAACCATGCTCGCTGAACACATGCAACGGGCCGTTGCAGTTAGGTCACAAAACAGCATTGCGTTATCGTCGCAACGCTCACCCGGCCCAATCGAACTAGCCCGTTGTGCCGTGTGGGCAGTCGCCTTAGCCAGCAAACCCAAAACGACAGGTAAACCATTTTTTGTCGTTGCCAGTTAGTTAGTCTGCCTATGGTGGCATAGGGGTAACTATCCCATTCTGTCGGGTCGTAGCCAGCCCCTATGTCACTACAACACCTGTCTGGTAGGTAATACTTAACGCATGGCAATTTTTAACCGCGTCAACAAAGCCGCAATCAGCCCAGCCCCCCAAAAGGCTGCAGCGGCAGGTGGGTACTCGCCCAACAGCACCGGGTTGGGTGCAGCCATGATTGGGCAGTACTACACCTACCAAGAAGGCGACGCACGCAACCGTGCAGTATCCGTGCCAACAATTAACAGGGCGCGTGACCTAATGGCCAGCGTTATCGGTTGCATGCCATTACGCATGTACAACGAAATTTGGAACGGCGACGAAATGGAAAAAATGCCGCTAGCGCCACGCACTTGGCTACGTCGACCCGACCCAACCGTGCCGTACCAATTTATTATGTCGTGGACATTTGACGACCTATTATTTTTTGGGCGCGCATTTTGGTACATAACCAGCCGTACAGCTGACGGCTACCCAGCAACGTTTACCCGTTTGCCTGCCGGGTCAATTACCACTACCGACATGGTTGGACCAGTTTGGTTTGCACCGTCACAACAAGTGTTTTTTAATGGCGGTCAACTAGACCCCAAAGACCTAGTGCAATTTTTGAGCCCAGCGCAAGGCCTGATTTATGCAGCGCCCGGTGCAGTAGAAACAGCATTAAAACTTGAGGCTGCACGAAATAGAAACGCTTCGTCGGCAATTCCTGCAGGAGTATTGCGCCAAAAAGGAGGAGAGCCACTTTCGGCGCAGGAACTCGCAGACTTGGCTGCAGCATTTAACGCAGCACGCGCAACAAACCAAACAGCAGCCCTAAACGAATTTTTGGATTACCAAGAAACAGCAACCAGCCCAGACAAGATGTTGCTAATTGAGTCAAGCCAGTATCAGGCACTTGAGGCCGCACGCTTGGCAAACGTTCCACCGTATTTGGTTGGTGTAGCAACAGGTGCATACTCTTACCAGTCAGCACAACAAGCACGCGCCGACCTGTACATTTTTGGCGTAAAACTGTACGCAGAAGCAATTGCCCAAACGCTGTCAATGAATAACGTTTTGCCAAACGGCACTTATGTAGAGTTTGACGCAGAAAGCTATCTATCCGAAAACTACATTGCCGACAAAGAAGATGAACCAACAGAAAACACACAAGAGCGCATAGCGCAGAGGTAACAACATGATTAAATTTATTGCAGGCGACTTTACTGTTGACAAAACAGCTGCCAACGGCGACGGCAAACGCACCATCTCAGGCGTTGCCGTGCCATACAACGTCTTTGCTGTTGTGTCAGACGGCAGCGAAATTATGTTTAAGCCCGGCAGCCTGCCAGTCGACGGCAAAGCGCCTCGCCTGTTTATGTACCATGACCACAGCCAACCCGTAGGCGTAGTTACGGAACGGGTAGACACCGACGAAGGCATGATGTTCACCGCCAAAATTAGTGCCACAACCCTTGGCAATGACGCGCTAGTCATGGCCCTAGACGGCACTATTGACCAAGTTTCTGTAGGGGTAAACCCAACAAAATTTAGTTACGACGAAAAAGAACGCATGATTGTTGAGGCTGCTGACTGGCTTGAGCTGTCGCTAGTGCCTATTGGCGCATTTGGCGACGCAGCCAACATTATTGACGTAGCCGCAAGTATCCCCCAAAACCCCCAAACCGTAAGCCATAATGAACCTGTGACCACAGAGGAGAAAACCAACATGTCAACCGAAACCAGCACCGCAATTGAGGCAACAATTCCGACCCCAGCATTGCCAGCGCAACCTAAACGCAAATTTGACCTGCCAACCGCAGGCGAATACATGGCAGCCGTACACATTGGCGGCGAAAGCTTGCGCAACGTACAGGCTGCAGTAAAAGATTTTGTTGCCAGCAAACAAACTGCATTGCAGGCCGCTGCAGGTGACACGATTACCACCGATACACCCGGCTTGCTGCCTGTGCCAGTACTTGGCCCGGTGTTTGCAAACCTTAATTACATACGCCCAGTAGTCGCAGCAATCGGCGCACGCGCAATGCCAGACGGCGGAAACCAAAAAACGTTTATTCGCCCAACGTGGACAACTCACCCAAGCGTTGCAACGCAGTCAACGGAATTGAGCGCCGCAAGCGCCACCACGCCTGTTATTGCGTCAAACGTCGTTACTAAAACCACGCTTGCCGGGCAAGTTACTTTGTCGGTGCAAGACATTGATTTTACTTCGCCTGCAGCGCTGCAAATCATTTTGCAAGATTTGGTTGGTCAGTACATGTTGGCGAGTGACAACGTAGCGGCAGACGCAATTGCTGCAGGCGCAAGCGCGTCGGGCTCAACATGGACAGTTACCGCTAACGACCCAAGCACGCTCATTGCTGCAATGTACGACGCAGCAACTGACATTTTGACCGAAACAAACTTCTTGCCCGACCATGTGTTTGTATCGCCAGACGTGTGGAAAAAGTTAGGCAGTCAGCTTGACAATGACAAGCGCCCAGTATTTCCGTACACGGGTGCCGCTGGCCTTATGGGCGTAAACGGCATGGGCGCAGCAAACATTACGGTTGCCAACACGTTTAACCCATTTGGGCTAAACCTTGTTGCAGACCGCAACTTTGCTGCAGGCTCATTGTTCGTGGCTCGCGGCTCAGCCTGTGAGTTCTACGAGCAGGTGCGCGGCTTGCTGTCAGTCGAAGTACCCGGCACATTAGGCCGCACGTTCAGCTACTACGGCTACGTTGCAACCTTTATTGCCGATAGCGACATGGTTAAATACATCGTCGTTGCCTAACACAAAAGAAAGCTAAACAATGGCCGTCTACACGGTGAGTTTTAAGCAACTACTAGACGGCTACGCCGTACTGCAAACATTAGTTAACGCAGAAATTGAGGTTGACCGCCCAATTACTGTTGCAGGCGTTGGCGCGCCGTTTAACGGCACGTTTACCGTGTACGCATTGCCGCAGTATGAATACGTTGGGCTTGGCAGCGAAGGCGACCCAATGTACAACATTGACGTAGCTGTACCTAATCAGGTTATGTTTGCGGTTAACGCAGATGACGTAGACCGCACGGCAGCAACAGGCACTATTACGTTTACTGTTACCTGCACATGGATTACGGCAGCACAAATTGAGGATTGGTTAGGCATAGGCACAGCTACTGCAGCCGACACCGCATTTTTGACTGTGTGCGCTTCAGCTGTTAACGCAATGGCGTTTAGGCGTAGGTATGAGGCTGGGTATTTTGACAACGCAACCACCAGCCCTAGCGGCGACGTAACCCTCGGAACGATTATGTGGGGCGGTGCGCTGTACCGGGCGCGAGGCTCGATAGACGTGTTTGCTAGCTTTAACGAAATGGGTACAGCGCCAACCGTAGGCCTGTCACCAATGATTAAACAGCTGTTAGGTATTGACCGCCCAGCCTGTGCAGCTTCGTAATGCCTGTTGCGTTCACAGACCTGTTTAACGAAGCCCTAGACGACCTAGCAGCGTTCCTAGGCACAGTTACAGGCCTGCAGGTAGTAACAGACCCCCGTAACCTCGTGCCGCCCTGCGTCATGCTTGGCGCACCATCATTTACAGCGTTTAACTACAACATTGTCAGGATGACATTCCCATTGCAGATTATTAGCCTTGGGCCAAGTAACTTAGACGCTATGCGCTCATTGCTGAACACCGCGTCAAAAGTGTTAACTAAAAACGTAGCGATTACAGCAGGTCGACCAACCACCCTAGAAATTGGCGGCGTTATGTTGCCTGCCTATGAGCTGACAGCCGAATTGCAAGCGCAAACCTCATGACCTACATAGTCGTTAGCCGCAGGGTCGGCACACCCGGCGACGTGTACACGCCAGCCAGCGACGCAGACGCACAACGCCTATTGGCAGGCGGTTTTATTACTATTGCTAACGAAGTATCCCCCAAACCAGCCCCCAAAGGGCGTAAAGTAAAAACCGAACCAGAGGAGTAACAACATGGCCACCAGCACTTACCTATCTAACCCAGCCAGCGTCAAAGTAGGCTCAGTCGAGCTAGGCGACCAATGCACAGCAGCCGTAATGACGGTTGCCTACGACACGCTAGAGGAAACGACTTTCGGAAGTTTGGCACGCACCTATGTAAAAGGTTTGGAAACAAACACTTGCACGCTGACGCTGTTTAATTCCTATGCAACGTCAGAAACGTACGCAACGCTGTTGGCTTTAGTCGGCACACAAGTAACTGTAGAAATCAAACCCAGCAGCGCCGCAATCAGCGCAACAAACCCAGTTCTCACCCTCACGTCAACCTTCATGCCTAACCTGCCTGTCGCTAACATGGCGCTTGGAGAGCTAAGCACTATTGACATTGAGTTCACAGGCGGCACATTCAGCCAAGACGTAACCCCGTAACAAACCTAAACCAATAGACAGAAAGGCGTTATGAAAATCAAACTTGCCGTCACCCTTAAGCCGGGCGACCAACCCATTGAGGTAATTACCAACCTGTTGTGCATAACCGAGTGGGAACGCACAGAAGGCCGCAAAATTAGCGACGGGCGCGGCGTAGGTATGGGCGACATGGTGGCGTGGGCGTACTTTATGTTTAAGCAATCAGGCCGCGCAATCAAAGAAACAAAGTGGCAAGAATGGTTGCAAAACAACCCTGACATGGAAATTGAGGGAGTCGACCAGACCGACCCAAACCCTACGGAAGCGGCACCTACCGCCGCCAACTAGCACACATACTTGCGGCAACCGGGTATTGGCCGCATGATGTACCTTTTGATACGCGCGACGTTACTACTGTTGTGTATGTGCTTAACAAGGCGGCCAACAAATGACAGTTAACGTAGGCGTTACCGTCTTTGGTGTAAAAGAAGCACTCAAAGAGCTAAAAAACATCGACCCTGAAATGCGCAAAATTGTTGACGCTAAAGCCAAAGACATTGCCAGACCTGCAACAGACGCAATAAAAGCACAGTACCCCGAAAAATACTTGTCAGGTATGGCAAAAACGTGGACACAACGAGGCCGTCAGCTGTTCCCATACGACCAAGCTGCAGCGCGTAAAGGCGTAGTAGTAAAAGTTGACACAGGCCGCAAAAACCTATCGGTAATACGCATTGAGCAGAAAAACCCAGCAGCGGCAATAATCGACATGGCAGGCAAGCGAGGCAGCGACAGCCCCCAAGGCGACATGTTTATTTACAACCTAACTATTAACGCTGGCAACCCGTCGCGTGTTATGTGGCCAACGTTTGAGCGTCAAGCCGCACAAGTCAACCAACAAATGTTTAACGTAATTAAAGACCTAATGGCAACCCTTAACAAAAACTTGGTGATGTAATGGCTATCCGTTTACCAATTATCTCAGAGTTTGACAGTCGGGGCGTTGAAAAAGCCGTTAAACAATTTGAGCAATTAAAAACCACAGGTGAGCGCGCACAGTTTGGTTTAGCTAAAGCGGCATTGCCTGCAGCTGCCGCTTTAGCAGGGCTAGGCGCTGTTGCAGTTATTGCTACTAAAGCCGCCATAGATGACGCAGCTGCCCAAGACCAGCTAGCAGGCGTGTTGGAACGGTCTACTGGGGCAACTAAAGACCAAGTTGCAGCCACAGAGGAGTTCATTAGCAGCTTAAGTAGAGCAACGGCAACAGCTGACGACCAGCTACGCCCGGCGCTGGCAACTTTAGCGCAAGCAACAGGCGACCTAAACAAAGCTCAACAGTTGCTCAGAATAAGCCAAGACCTAGCCGCTAGCAGCGGTGTCGATTTGGCTACAGCAAGCGACGCAGTAGCAAAAGCGGTAAACGGTCAAAACAAAGGGCTTGTTTCTTTGAACCCGTCATTAAAACAAGTCATAGATAGCGGTGCGTCGTTTAACGAGATTATGCAAAAGGTTGCAGAAACTACAGGCGGTGCAGCTGCACGAGCAGCAGACACAACAGCTGGGCGCATGAAAGCATTGCAAATAAGGTTTGGCGAATTGCAAGAGGAAATTGGCACAAAACTGTTGCCAGTAGCCGAAAAATTAGTTGGCGTAATGTCAAACATTGTTGACGTAATGAGCGCAAACATAGGGTCTGTGTTTGGTTTGGCTACTGCATTTGCAGTAGTTGCAGCTGCCGTACTTGCTGCAAATGCTGTAATAAAATTGCATGCAGCGGCCTTAGTGCTTATGAAAGTTGCAACCGCTGTTGCTACGGCAGTCAATTTTGCGTTTGCTACTTCGATTACAGCGGTGCAAGTTGCAACAGGTGTCGGAATTGTGGTGGTGTTGGCAGCGGCAGCAGCTTTGGCTACTTACGTTGCTGGGCAAAAGAAGTTACAAAAGGAGTTAGACGCAAGCATTGCCAAAGCTGGGGAGTTTGATGAGGCTTTAGGCGGCGTAACTCAAAACACATTTAAGGCAAACGCTGGGCTAAACGAATTGGCACGCCAACACAAATTTGAGAGCGAAGCCCGTTTGGGTTCAGTCGGGTCTTTAGACAAATACAACGAATCTGTCAAACGCACCACGATTAGCACCGGGGCAGCCACTAAGGCTGTAATCGAGTTTGCGTCAAAGGTTAAAGACGGTGTGCAGGCCGCCCTAGACACAGCCAAGGAAAATTTGGCAACAGCTCAACAAGTGTTTACCGACTTTGCCGCCAGCGTGTCAATGGGCGTAAAAGCTGGGTTGTCGTTTGCTGACGCATTTAAGTTAATTGACGACAACGGCAAAACGTTTATTGAGAACCTACGCGAACAGGTAGCAGGCATAAAAACCTATGCAGCAAACCTGCAAACGCTCTTAGAGCGTGGCCTGTCGCAAGACGCGCTGAAGTATGTGTTAGAGGCAGGCGGCGAAGCTGGCGCAGGCATAGCGGCTGAGCTTGTTAAAGGCACAACCGACCTAATTACTGGGCCGGGTGGCATTAACGAAATGGTGGCAGCAGCCCAAACAGCTGCAGACGCAGTAGGCATGAACGCTGCAACCCGTTGGTATCAAGCAGGCGTAGACCAAGCCAAAGCCATTGTTGACGGCATAGACGCGCAACTACAGCTTTTGACACCAAAACTTATGGCACGCATGGACAAAATAGCTGCAGGTTTAGCGCGCACAGTCGACCTAACAGTACGCATTAAAGAAGTCGTAGAACGCATTATTGGCGGCGCACCCGTTACACCTCAACTTGCAATTACTCCTAGCAGTATGGCTACAAGTGGTTTTGGCGGTACGCCGCTAATGCGTAACAGCAGCGATTACACAATTAACGTAAACGGCGGTTTGTCAACAAGCGCTGAAATAGGCCAAGCGGTTGTTAATTCTATTAGGGCTTACAACAGGTCTGCAGGCCCAGCCAACATTCAGGTAGCTATTTAATGGCTGGTACAGCAGTAGTTCAGTCAGGCAATTACGAGCTGCTTATTGACACAGGTTTTTTGCAAGACGCGTTTATTTTAGATGACAGCACGGCAGGGGTATTAAATAACACAGAGTACGTTTTAGACGGCACAACGCAATTTGCTGATGTTACACATGGTGTGCTTAACGTAAATGTTAAACGAGGTCGACGCGACCAAGGCGACCAATTTAGCGCTGGCACAATGACGTTTACGCTAAACGACACGTTGGCTGACGGTGTATTTAACCCGTTTGATACACAAAGCCCGTTTTATGACACGGCGCTTAGTCAGCCGGGTTTAGCGCCTATGCGTGAGGTACGGTTAAGCCGTTATGACGCGCTTAACGTTGCAGAGCCGCTGTTTGTTGGGTACATAGTCAATTACAATTACACGTTTGCGTTAGGCGGCCTAAACACCGTGTCGGTGTATTGCGCTGACCAGTTTTATTTATTGGCGCAAACAGTTTTAGACGAGCTAAACGTTACGCCAGAAACGTCAGGCGAACGCATAACTACCGTGCTGGCCCTGCCCGAAGTTGACTACACAGAGCCAACAAACATTGCCACAGGCACAGTAGACCTAGGCCATGATGCTGCATACACGGTGCCTGCAGGTACAAACGTGTTGGCGTACCTGTCGCAGATTAACCAAACCGCTGAGTTTGGGCGGCTGTTTATGTCGCGTGACGGCGTGCTTACATTCCAAAACAGGGTTGGTAACACGCTTAGCGCGCCCGTAGTCGACTTCCATGATGACGGCACAAACACACCGTATGACACCGTTGGCATAACCTTTGAGGCTGACCAAGTAGTGAACCGTGCTGTGGTAACGGCCTTAGATGACAAGACGGCTACCGACAGCGACCCTGCCAGCATTGCGACCTACTTTACGCAAACGACCAGCATTACCAACAGCTTGTTGCATGTGCAAGGCGAGATTGACGCAGCAGCGGCCTACCTGCTTAATGGTCAGCCTGAGGCACGGTACACAGACGTTGGCACCTATTTTGCCAGCCTGTCTACGGCTCAGCGTGACGCGGTAGCCATAGTCGACATAGGCGACACAATCACCATAGAAAAGACGTTTACGGCTGGCACAGGCACTAGCGAGCTAGCCCAAGAGCTGTCGGTAGAGGGTGTTGAGCATGCCATAGATTTTGGCAGCGGTCACCGGGTCACATTCTTTACAGCCCCAACCACCATTGTTTACGAGCTAATTTTAGATGACGTAACCTATGGCATTTTAGACGCTGAGAATGTCCTAGGCTGATTGTATGGGCGCTAACGCACAGACCGAAGTACCAACGTTTACGGCAGCGCAGGTATTGACTGCCGCGCAAATGAATAACAGCGCACGCACAGGTGTACCCGTGTTTGCGACAAGTGTTACGCGTGATGCGGCGTTTGGTGGTGCTGGTGAAAAGACGTTGGCTGAGGGCCAGTTGTGTTATTTAGAGGACACGAACAAAGTGCAGTACTACGACGGTGCTGCTTGGGCTAACCTTGGAAGTATGACTCAGGTTACGGCTTTTACCGCTAGCGGTACTTTTACTCCACCGACTGGTGTTACTTATGCGGTTGCGCACATTCTTGCTGGTGGCGGCGGCGCGGGTAGTTACAACGACAGCGGCGCAGGTGGCACAAGTAGCGTCGCGTTTGCAGGTGGAACAATTAGCGCAACAGGCGGCAACCCTTGTAAAGCGAACTTCGGTGGTGGTGGTGGCCCGTTTAATCTAAACACCACCGCAGGGCAAGCCAACTCAGGAAATGGCGCAATTATGACGGGTAGCAGCGCAAGCGGCTATTTCCAAAACTTAGAAGGGCGCAGCGGTGCATACATTGTTGCAGGTGGCGCAGTTACCGCAGGCGTAGGTATCACGGTCACGGTTGGGGCAGGCGGCACGGCAGGAACTAGCGGCGCGGCAGGCGGCAGCGGCTATGTTTGGATTGAGTACCAAGTATGAGCGAACGCACCGTAGCAATCGTCAGCCCTAACGTCACCAACGGCGTAGTAGTAAATTGCGAAGTAGTCGCACCCGACTGGGTAAATGATGACCCGACGCACTTAATTGAGTACACGCCAGAAAACCCAGCAGCTATCGGTTGGGCAGTCGTAAACGGCGTGGTAATCGTGCCACCACCACCACCCGAACCCGTTGACTAATGAAATGGGTAGCAATCGTGGCGCTACTTACATTGACAGCATGCGAAACGACACGCAGCAACAACGGCAAACCTGCAACGCGCCCAACGTATTGCACACCCGTAGATCGTTGCTGACATGAAAGAGCGCTACACAGCTGAACAACTACACGCACGCATGGTTGCAACCGTAGGCGTACTACTAGGCATTGTGTTTGCAGTAGTTGTAATCGGTTTTGTTTACGGCCTGCTATTTGTGTCGCAACCAATGGAACAAGCACCTAACGACAAAGAATTTATTAGCCTTATGGCAACCATTGTCACGTTTCTGTCTGGCACATTGGCAGGCATAGTTGCCAGCAACGGCATGAAAGACAAACCGAAATAGTGGCTAAGCCGTACACGGTTAACGCAGCGCCTGTAGTTGACGCAGCGCTACCCGGCATGACTGAATGGGTTAATTGTGCGACAAAGTACAGCAACGGCGCATTGTGGAATAACGGCACGTTTGTAAATCGTGACATTCGGGGAAAGCCCGGTCAGGTCAGCAACCATGCACGCGGCCTAGCAGCCGATTTGTCGTACAGGTTTATGCCAGCCAGTAAACGTGGCGTAAGCAACGGGCGTGTGCGCTCGCTGGAATTTATCAAACAAGTGCTAGCCAACTATGAGGTGTTAGGCGTAGAGCTGGTAATTGACTATTGGCCTGAACCGTTTGGCAGGTCATGGCGTTGTGACCGTGCTGTTGACGGCGCACACGCATTGCCTAACCATGCTGAGGCATGGCGCAAGGCCGCAATTAAAACGTTTACAGGTGCGCCGGGCGGCGATTGGTGGCACGTCGAAATAGCGCCAGAGCTAGCAAACGACCCAAAAGCTGTTACGGCAGCATTTGCACAAGTGTTTGGGGTATCCACCACAACGGTGTAGAGCGTCGGTACGGTCTAATTACCGACAGAAACGGGGTTACTAATGGCGTACCTATTGAGCAAGCTCGCTGCAGGCCTTTTTGGCGTGTGGGGCGTATTCGTAGTATCGGGCGCAAACGTAGGGTTTTACGACCCCAAACCGATACCCAGCCCCAGCAGCGCAAACACCGTCTATGAAGGCCTAGAACAGCCCCCAGAGGCCTTACAAACGACCACAACAACCATAACAACCATTGCCAACTGTGATGACGTGGTGAACCTTGCTACGTCACTTGGCTGGCCTGCCAACGAGCTTGACACATTGCGCCGGGTAGCCAACGCTGAGAGCGCTTGCAAGCCTTGGGCGCACAACGCAACCGACCCAAACGGCGGCAGCTACGGCATTATGCAAATAAACGGCTTTTGGTGCATACCAAACACCTACTGGCCTACAGGCTGGCTACAGGCGCAAGGCCTTGCGTCGACGTGTGACGACCTGTACAGCGCAACCGCCAACCTGCAAGCCGCGTTAGCAATCTGGCAAGTCAGCGGCTGGCAAGCATGGTCGACCTACTGACCCGAACACCTATCGGCTATTATCACCACCACGAAAGGCAGAACAATGACAGAAATAGACAGAGACACAGAAGCAATGATTAAACACCACAACGCAATGTTTGCGTTAATAGATGAAATCTTTGCAACACCAAAAATTACGGCTACGCCACCGTTAGAAAAAGAAACGTGGCTAATCAGGCAGCTTAAAAACATGCGTATTGACGCACAGCTATCTGGGCAAGACCACGAAGCAGACGTGTTAACGCAAGCCGTTGAGGAGTTAGGCGGCCAACTGTGAATCATCAGCAACCAGAAATGTTTGCCCCGGTTATTGGCTTAGGTGCATACCGTGAGGAATTAGCACAGCAACCTGCAACACCATTTGTTAAAGCAATGCAGATTAGTGAGCGTGTAGGCAACTTTAAGTGGACAGGCGAACAGCAACGACAGGTTGACGAAGCTATTATGAAGGTCGCACGCACTAAAGGCATGTTTACGGCTGATGACATTTGGCAAGAGCTAGGCGCAACATTCCCAGTAACTAAAGGTTTGGCAGGTCGACTAAACGCAGCTGTGCGCCAAAACATTATTCGCAACACAGGTACAGTAAGCCACGCTAAACGCGGCGGCCTGCATGACCACGCACAACGTCTAACCGTGTGGGCTGCCTATGGCGTTTAATCTTGACGACTACGAGCCAGTTGCAGCCCGTTTGTCACGCTGGCTAGAAATACCCAGCCAAGCTCCCAAGCGTGTCATTACGCACCTAATGCAGTACACAGACGCGCGTTGCGTGTTTAAGGCTGAGCTATGGCACGGCGACGTGCTAACAAGTACCGGGTGGGCTGAGGAGACACGCGGCGAAGGCCATGTGAACCGCACTAGCCATTTTGAGAATTGCGAAACTAGCGCCATAGGTCGAGCATTGGCTAACGCAGGGCTGGCAGGCAGCGATTACACGAAGCGCCCGTCACGCGAGGAAATGCTAAAAGTAGAACGCAGCACAGCGCCCGACCCGTGGCCTGCAGACACAAACACAAATGTTGTGCCAATAAATCAGGTGGGGCAAGCAAGCATTAAACAGGTCAATTTTATTAACACGCTGTGTAAACAAAAAGGTTTGTCAACTGATGACATTACGGACATTATGCGTAAACTTCGTGCTGACCATAACGCTACTTTTGCTGATTTAACAAGCAAAGAGGCCAGCGCACTTATTAAGTCGTTGCAAGCATGAAACGCACAGGCCTTGTGCTGTTTACTTTAACTGGGTTATTGGTGCTGGCGTTGTTGTGGCGGTCAGGCCAATGACTGCACACGAGGAACTAGAGCAGGTGCTGAAGCTGTTAAAGCGTGCCAATGAACTTGTGCTGAAGCTGCCGACTAATGACGGCGACCACAAAACAGCTGAGGTAGCAACAAAGCTGCGTTGGGTCATACGTCGACTATCTAAGCGTGCATGGATACTGGCAACAGAAATACAGCCAACAACTTAAGTAGGCCAATCGCATTGGTGCTTAACGGCAGCGTGACCGTTTGCAGGTGTAAAACCTCAGCCGCTAACAGCGGTTAGTTAGCCCGTTAGATAGGCGTGCAACGACCCTGCACATAAACAGGTAGGGCTAGTGCGAACTGAGCGACAATCAGACGGAGTGGGTACCGGGGGCTCTATGCCCTAGGGTTAACACACAACACACACACACAAACAACACACAACATGACAGACCAAACCCGACACCCTAACCAACCTGCACAGACTGTAAGCAACGAGCGACAGCGAGGCGCTAGGCCAAGCGAAGCGCGGCAGGCCCTATGAGCGAATACAACACCGCCCAATACAAACGCAACAGACAAGCACTACTCGCAGATAACCCAACATGCGTCTGGTGCAAACGTCGACCAGCTACAACAGCCGACCACCTAATAGAACTAGACAGAGGCGGCAGCAGCGACAAAGACAACCTCGTCGCAGCATGCTTCCCATGCAATAACGAACGAGGCAGACGCTACAGAATTGCAAGAGATGCAACACGATTACACAACAGACGCGAAGCAATGCAAGACATCGGAATCCCAATTACAAACGAACAAAACACAAACACTTTTTTACCAAGCAGGTCAACTAC